CAAGCGGACGAAAAACGCACGGGATATGTAATGCGGGGTGTGCGTGGGATGTGAAAATCGACCTCGTCGAGTTCTGGAAGCAGGTGGAGCGACTGTGTAAGAATGACCATACACCAGTATTATTTTTTTGTTCTGCGAAGTTCGGCGTCGAACTGGTTAATTCGCACCCCTCGTGGTTTCGGTATGACCTTGTTTTAGATAAGGAAGTTGGCGTGAGTTTTTTGAGTGCGAATAAGATGCCCCTCCGTTCGCACGAGTTGATTTATGTTTTCGCGAAGAAGTCGGCGTTTTACAAGCGTCTCGATGAGGTGAGGGAGGGAATGCCGTCGAAATACCGCAAACCCTCAAACCCGCGGAAAAATAACCTGCTCGGTCATACAGAGGGAATATCTCAACCTGATTATAACCAAGAGGAGAATAAACGATGTTCTTTAAGTATCATACACGACCGATTGGTAAAAAACAAGAGGCATCCAACTGCGAAATCAATCGCAATTTACAAGTGGTTAATCGAGAGATATAGTAATGAGGGGGACACGGTTTTAGACCCTACTTTTGGTAGTTGTAATTCAGGAAGAGCGTGTCTGGAACTGGGTCGCAGTTATATCGGGATAGAGAAGGACGAAAAGTTTTTCAACGAGAATAAAATTGAACCATAGGGAATGATTATCCTGTAATGAACCAGATAATCATTCGTGCGATGCCGAGGGAAATTGAACTTAAAAAGGACGAATACACACTTTACGACAATACCACCTACTATCGAAAAAGTGCTTGGGCGGGGCGAACGCTGGGTGAGGTGTTGGCGGATGGAATGGGTGAAAAACACGCCCCGAACTGGGTGAATAAGCGTTGTTGGTGCGATAAAGTCTGGGGTGGGTGTTTTGATGACGGAGAGGAGTTTATCGTGAAGTGGGTGTAAATCACATCGCCCCGATGTCGTCCAGCGGAATATCAACGATTTCGTTATGAGGAGCGTCCTTTGATTGCCTACGAGACCTCACAACCAAATCCGCCTTCACAATATAATTTTCAGGTTTATTTATGATGACTTCGGTAAGTCCATTCGTTAGGGCAGGACGCTTTATTTTTTCTCCATCAACCTTCGGGTATTTATCTTTATATTTATTTATGACATCGTCCTCTATGATGGGGGCAATTTCTTCGAGGTTTTTTATATCGGTTCGTATCATATTCAACATATCCTTCGCATTCTCTCGGACATCGCGTTCCAAGGCGAGTTCAACGGACAATTTTCGGCACAGTTGTCCGTATTGGAGTGAAACGAGGCGGTGGCGTTCGGAGCGTTGGGCGAGTTGGAAATAACTGTCGAGAGATTTGATGACCCCGACAAAGACGGAGGCAATACCAAGCACAATATTTATATCCTCATACTCAATTTTAATACCAGTTGTAAAACCGATGATGCTCGACAATACAATAACGGGAATGTTTATGAGGTTGGACGCGAGGGCGTATTTCTCGTGAGACATTCGATGTAAAATCGAAAGACTTTCTGCCTTTTCTGCCTCCTCTTTAAGTAGATTTTCGAGGTTGTCGTCGTATTCAGGTGTTTTTCCCGCCATTTCTATAATAAAAAGAATACGGAAGTTATGTTTATATAATGGACTATGTTTATTGTCCTTATGGAAATACGACCCCCGACCTGACAGTAAAAAACGACCGATATATCCGCCACCGTGAATGGATAGAACCGATTATTACGGAATGGACTATGATTTTATCGAAGACACATATCCGCACCTGTGAATGCGGTAGTAATGTGCGATTGACGAGTGGAATAATCCGCCGACATATGGCGTCCGAAAAGCACTTAAAGTTTATCGCAAAATGGAGCGAACAAGACCAGAAGGAACTAACGGAGTTTAAGACGAAAAAGAATAATAAAACCAAATGACGAGAGATTATATATGCTCTACGCCTTAAAAGTAATGACTTTTCACGCCAACGAACAAAGACGCAAGGAGAAGTTTTTATATAATGACAGCGACAGCATCACACCGCCATCAACGCCCTCCACGCCGACCACGCCCAGAGGTAAATCGCCATCGCCGAGAGATTTTTGTGTGTGTTGTGGGTGGGCGTGCTGGTAAAATAAATTGAAATAAACATAAATCTCTCGGTAATACATATCCAAACCTATAATTATGGACGAACTATCAATCGCACAAGCGAAAATCAACCAACTCACCCGCAGGATTGAAGAACTGGAAGAAATCCTACGGGAAGCACGCCTCCACGCCCTCGACCAGCAAACCGAATACGATTTATTAGAACAGGAAAGCACTAATAAATGCTTCTGCCAAAAGTGCGAGGAATACCTACACGAGCGATACTGTGCCGATTGTTATGCGGAGATGGTAAGCGAAAACGAGGACGACGACAGCGAAGAAGATGACGACACTCAACCGAACAGTCCCGCGTCCAAAATTATCCAAGATTAAAAAATACGATGATATTATCATTTCAATTGAAATCAAAAAAAATTGAAATGGATTTTCACATTCTAGCAGAATACAGTCATTCAAGATACATATATGTCGTCGTCAATCGCAGTTCAGTTCCCTTTCCCCAAGCACCGTGGAGAGTGTGGGGTAAGAGACGGTCATCTATTCTTCCCCTTCTTTCGTATGGGGTGCTGTGGAGATGAAACGATGGTGGTGAAAACCACGCAACTCACAGTTCCAGAGCAAATCAACAAGGCGTTTTTCAGGAAAATCGCAAAACTCCTTGAAATAACACCCCGTTTCGACTGGGATTGGAGCAGTTTTCGCCGAAATATCCTCGCCCCGAATAGGGCACACATTCAAGAGATTTTCGGCGAGTTCTTCACGAAGAGGATTATGGAAGACCTCTTCGTCGTCCTAAACAACTGGGACAAAATCTCTCCAGAAGACGAAATGGAAGCACAAGAAGCAGGCGTCATCCTCGTTTCGCACAGGACATTCTTCACCGAGAAGGAGGTTGAGTATTAATCGAAAAACAAGAGACAGGGGGGTCTCTTTTTTTTCATACACAAACGAATTAATAATAAAAACAAAACTCAAATCTCATATATAAGTCAAAATGGCGAGTATTCCTTCAAATGGTTATGCCGAAGTTATGGCAGGAACAAATAACTACTCTGGAAGCAATTCGTATGATGGTAGTTGCCCTCGCACAGCAATCCCCCCCGTCATCGGCAATGACCTCTGTAATAAAACTTATGTCGATACGGTGGTAGGCACAGGATTGACCGATAAGGGGTCTCTTTTAACTGGTAATGGAACGACGGAGGTAATTTTCGACCAAAATCCATATCAAACAGCACTAGTTACCACTACTGTTTATAACTGGAATAGTCTCGTGGTGGGGGCGTCCAAGACATTTACAACCACATTTCCAACATTAATACCGCTCGGGTCAGGCATAACTATAACTTATTCTGGAACTGATAATATCAAGGGTAATGTTACCGCTGTCGTTGGTAATACCATCACCCTCACAATAACATCATTCTCATCAGCAGTATATACGAACACCACTCTTTGGAGTGCCCCAGGCGATTTCTCCCTTACACCCGATAACGAGGCACTACCAGATGCTCAACCACTTCTCGGTATCAGTCCTTTTCCAACAACCACAAGTAGTATTGTAATTACTTCGGGGCAAACATATATACAGTCTAATCCATCACAAACCGTAAATGTCAAAATCAAATCAACCATTTCGGCAACTACACTTGGCACTTCGTTGCCATTTTCAACCGTAGTAGAACCTGTCCCCGTTCCTGCTAGTCTTGTTGGGTTTGCTTTTACAGATGGCGTTTTTGTGGCACAAAATGATGTTATCGTGGCGGAGTTTGATAGCACCACTCCTCCATCCTTTATTGGTGGCACATTTTGGTTAAATGCCTTAAATGTAAATTATTATACTGGACAACTCACTGGTTATACCCTTGCGTATTCAACTGGGTCTATCGTCATCGATGACGATATTTGCCTTATCGCTGATGCTCTTTCCTCAACTGGACTGGCGTGGGGTGTTATTAATGCGGCGGCGGTAGGTGCTGTAACTAGCGTCAGCGGTGGAACCAACATTGTAATGAGTGGAACGGTTCCAGCACCCGTCGTCAATCTTCGAGACCCCCTTACATCACGATTAAATATGGGAACTCAATCTCTCCGTGATAGTGCTGGTTCAAACGGGACTGCGGGACAAGTCCTAACCGCAGGGGCGAGTGGGTCTCAAACCCTTTGGACTGCGGGGGGGACGGTAACTGATACAAACACGAATGCGACATACTACCCTACCTTCGTCGCTGGTTCAGGAACACAAGCACTTCTTGCTGATATTGCTACTGGACCGTTCAGTATTAATCCTAACAACGGTAATATTAACCTTTCTGATACAATCAAAATAAATCAAACCCAAGTCTCACTAGGCAAGGGAGCAGGAACAGGAGCGAATACGGGGTGCGTAGCAATAGGACAAGCAGCGGGTCCGAACCAGAATGTTGATGCCATCGCAATTGGAAGAGGGGCGGGAGGAGGGACACAGGGCGTTGATAGTGTGGCAATTGGACGAGCGGCGTCATCAACCAATCAGGGCACGGGATGCGTGGCAATTGGACTTGCGGCGGGTCAAACCACTCAGGGCAACAACGCAGTCGCGATAGGTGGTTCTGCGGCACAGAATGTCGGGCAGGGGCAAAACTGCGTAGCGATTGGATATTCAGCAGGGCGAGGATTGGCGGGTGGTTTTCAACAGGCAAACTCAGTCGCAATTGGGGCATTTGCGGGGGAGGGAAACCAAGCACCTCGCTCGATTATTATTAATGCGACAGGGGCAGCACTGAACAACAACTTCGGGAACGATTGCTGTTTTATAAAACCCCTTCGCGGTGTTGCTTATGGTATTGGAGTAAGTCGAGTGGTCTATGACGCTGGGACTGGCGAACTGACTTATTCTACAACTTAAAAATGAATTAATAATAAAAACAAAACATCAAATCTTATTATAAATTAAATGGCGAGTATTCCTTCTAATGGGTATGCGGAAGTTATGTCTGGAACGAATAACTACTCTGGTTCTAATTCTTATGATGGTAGTTGCCCTCGCACAGCAATCCCGCCAGTCCTCGGCGACGACCTCTGTAATAAAACATATGTCGATGCGGGTGGGTTGAGCGTAACTGATACAAACACCAACGCCACATACTACCCTACCTTCGTCGCTGGTTCTGGAATACAAGCACTTCTCGCTGATGTTTCTACTGGACCGTTCAGTATTAATCCCAATAACGGCAATATTAATCTTGCTGATACAATAAAAATAAGTCAAACCCAAGTATCACTAGGCAAGGGAGCGGCGACAACAAATCAGGCAACTGGTTCGGTAGCAATCGGAACTGCGGCAGGACAACTCAATCAACCTGTCAATTCAGTCGCGATTGGGTTAAATGCGGGACTGAATGGGGCGGGGGGAGCGGCGTATGGTTACAATGTCGCCATCGGTGCTGAAGCAGGGCGAGGAGTGTCGGCAGTTCAAGGGGCGGCATCAGTCGCCATCGGGGCATTTGCGGGGCAAAACTCAAACCACTTACGCTCGATTATTATTAATGGGACAGGGGTAGCACTTGACAACCCCGCAACACCAGACGCTTTTTTTGTAAAACCAATTCGCGGTGTTGCTTTGGGTGTTGGAGTAGGGCGAATGTATTATACCCCTGTAACTGGCGAAATAACTTATTCTACAACTTAATCCGCTAATCGCGGATTTCTATGGCATCCGCCACAATCTCATCATAACTCATCCCCATCGTGTTATGGATTTTCTTCATTCCATTTTGAAACTCCGAGAGGTTCATATTGTCCTCCATCAGGCACAACACCCGCCAGACGCAAAACGCACCGCAGGTATTCACATTATTCCGCTTCTCCTGAAAATCCATCTTGTTATATATAACATCAAATCCAGTCGTCTTCGCCTCATTCAGGAGGTCTTCCAGATAATTATGTGTCGCATCTACGACGGCATTCTCTTCTGGTGAGTTCCATTCGAGAGGTGAGTTCGGTGAATACGGTGATGACCCGTAGGGGCAGAAAAACTCTATTGTGTTTTCGTATCGCAATACCGCCACCCAGTGACCGTTTTGAGGGGTGTGTTCGTATAGTAGGATAAAATAATCTCTCGGTTTTCGCAGTATCGCTTGGATTGTGGGGTATCCCTTCAATTCGCGAAACATAAGTATTTTCGCGGAGGGCAAATACACTTCCAAGTCGCTGTCGCTCATCGGTTCAGTTATAATTTGACGCAGTTTAGGTTTGTCCTGTGCGGAACCGAATACACCTCCTACTTCCATATTCTATCGTTTATATATACCCTTCTACTTTGTTTTTATTCTGTATCACATCTACGATATTTGGCATTTTCGCAAAATCAACGAAATTATATATAAAAACAAAGTTATACTATAATTCATAAAATCGAAACAAAATGTCTCTTAACGCGTTAGGCACAACCCAACTCGCCCTGAAGGCATCATCCTCGCTTGTTGCTCCAATCCATAGTTTTACCTCTGGTAATTATGCTGGTTTGAGTAGTTCCGCTTTTGATGTTATTGTCGGCACAGGCACTACCGCAGCAACAGGTTCCCTCGTTATCTCCCTTTCTGTCGCTGATATTCCATCCGCCACTGTTGCTGGAAACTGTATCGTTCAAGCATATCAACGCGGTATCACCGCCTCCAACGCAGTTAAGGTTGTCGGTGTTGTCAATTTTGTCGCTGGACCACCCGCATCCGCCAACTTGACGCTGGAAGTTCAGTCCGCCGTTGGTGTTCTCGTCGCCGCCGCACAGACTATCAGTTATACCATCTATATCCCTCGTAATGTGTAATTGCGTGGATAATGGGTTTAAACCGAATTTACTCTATATTATACAAATCAATTCGTTAGTATAATATGGCACCCAAACCCTACACGAAGACCCCATTTATGGAGGAGTTAGATAAAAAGATGACTGAATATGGTTTAACTACATCAAGTAAAATGACCTACCTCCGCGTGATTGAATATCTCTCGGGAAAACCTGTGGAGGACTTGTCGTTCTTTCTGGACGGCGATGAGATTGAAAAGAAACTGGAATGTCTCAAACCGAATACTCGGCGTGTGTATTATACGAGTATTCATTCGGCACTCAAACTCACATACCCAATACCGACCGAACCAGAGGGCGAGATGATTAAAATCTACCACCGTAAAATGATGCGTATCGCTCACGAGCAAGCAGCAATCAGCAACAAGAAATCCAAATCACAAGAGGAAAACTGGTTAGAATGGGAGGATGTGGTCGATAAATGGGATGAAATGAAAAAGGACTACGACCATCTCAAATCTCTCGGCGATGGTATTTCATACGACTACGAATATACATTTTTACTCCATTTCGTTGTGCTGACGCTTTATGTGAAACTCATTCCACGGAGGAATGCTGATTACCTCTGGATGGTCGTCTCACAGAAATGCCCTGAAATTATCGACCCCGAAATAAACTATCTAATCCTAGATGATAAAAAGTTCATCTTCAACAAGTATAAAACCGCACAGAATTACGGCACGGCAGAGGTGAGTATTCCAGAAGAAGTTATGGATATTTTTTGGTTCTATATATTCTCTCGGGAGTGGAATTCGGGTTCTCTGCCAACCATCAGCAACGACTTGAAAAAAGGCAAGACAATACCGTTCCTCCGTATGTCGAACGGCAATCCGTTTCACGAGGGCAATTCTATAACTCGTCATCTCAATAAGATTTTTAGACCGAAAAAAATAGGTTGCTGTATGCTCCGCACGATATTCGCAACCGAAATGCTCCTTGACGACCAAGAAAAGTCGAAGGCACTAGCGACTGCGATGGGTCATTCCGTATCAACCCAGCAAAACACCTATGTAAAGCAGTCGCAGTCGCAGTAGTCTTATATTTCGTGCCCTTTCACGATGTAGGCACGCACCGCTTTCAACATCCATTCCTCGACTTCGGCAATCACGACCCTCAACACAAACATAGCACCGCCATCACCACCGCGAATAGCACCTGTGATACCCATCTCATCCATTATATCCCTTTGGTAAATCGCCACCTGCTCGTCGCTGAATGGGTAGTCAAGGCATCTTGACCTTTCTTCATCCTCAAAGAGGACTGGATTTTCGTAATTGTCGATTTGCTCGAACATCTCCGTAAGGTCGCCCTCTTCGTCAAGAAAGTTCAACATCTTATACCGCATTTCACTTTCGGTTGCTGGTATGTCATCACCCCCACACACCTCCTCATCAATACAATCCCTCCACGCCCCCCCAATTATCCTCTCCCTTCTCACCTCCGCCAACCACCTTTCGGTGTATTGTTCCATCTCCGCGTCCGTCGGGCAAAACTCCCGTATGTTCTTCTGTATATCCGCTTCGAGTTTTGTGCGAAACTCCTCTGTCTTTCGCACAAATCCGTTGAATAATTGTTTCGCCATCGTATCGTATCGTGTGTATCTAAACGCTGTTGTCTGGCGATATGTTGAAAATCCATTTCAATTTTTTCTGGAATGTGTGGGATTTCGCAAATCATCAATTTATTCGATGAACCGTCTTCCGCCCGTCATTTCATTCGGGTAATTCTCTATCATAAAGTTCTTCACGACCCTCGCTGCCTCCTCCTCATTCTCGAAATGCCCGAGAAAATGGTTGAAGGTTTCGTGTGGATTGTGATTGATGGTGGTTTGGACGGATGCCGCCCATTTTTTCATATTCGCCGCCCACCGCACGCTCCAATACTTTTTGTTGGATTTCGCATTATTCGAGTTTTGTCGCTGGTCGCACCAGCGAAGGTTGCGATAATCATTATTCAGTTTATTTCCGTCGATGTGGTCGATGACCTTGTGATGAGGGTTCGAGTTCGGTATAAAGACTTTTCCCACGAGGCGATGGACGAGCATCAAGGTTTCATTATTCGGTTTCTCCTTTGTCGGTGGTCGCCCAAAACCAGAGTTAGGTCTAATCAAATTACCACTCGCGTCCATATTTCGTTTCAGCGATACACACATATAGTTATTGGAAGCACAGTAGTAGGATTTCATAATTTTATTGAACTTTAAGTTTTTTACTTGTCCCAAGCGATTAATAGCATAATTGTCCTTTCTCACGCCAAATCTCTCGTCAATCACAACCCACTCCGTCAAATACGACGGCAACGCAGGGGCGGGAGCGGGGGCAGGAGCGGGGGCAGGAGCGGGGGCAGGAGCGGGGGCGACGCACAGCATATTCCCAGCACAGTCCATTACCATCGTCGGTAATGTAGATACACGAAAAAAAGAGTTGATGAGTGATTGTGTAATCATTTGGATAATCATCATACTCATTTTCTTTTTAAACCCTTATTATCCACTTTTTTACTTCACTTCTTCTTCCTCCTCCACTTTGGGTTTCCACCCCCCCTTGATGAGGTCTGCTTGTTTCATTTCGCGAACCCGCATCCACTTCAACTTACCGTATTCTTCACCGAAGCATTCGTCGTAGAATGCTTGTTCGACCGCTCCGTGATAACTTGTCTGTGCGGAAGGCACATCCGCAAGGTGGCGGGGCACTTTCCAAAGGGTTAGGTCGTTGTCTTGAACCGACCAGTAGTGGTCGAACGAAGCGTCGTCCGTATTGATGTCGCAGTCAGGGGCGGGGCGGGTGTGGCAGTAGTATCCTGCTTCTTGTTGAAGGAGCACTTTTCTTTTGAGTTCTTCGTTTTCTTCGCGGAGGCGACGCGTTTTGTCGTAGTTCTCGCGTGCGATTTGGCAGATGGTATCACAGGTGTTTTGGCAGTGTTCCTGCCCGAGTGCTTGGAGGCGTTCGATTTCTTCCTGTTGTCGCTTCTTGTCCGCAAGCAGTTCTCGAACCTGCTTGGTGTGATAGTTGAATGCTCCCATCAAATCAATTGAAGCACAATTATAGACTTGGTATCCTTCATTCTCTAAGAGTTCCTTTGCCTGATTGATTTGTTCGCTCATCTTCTTGATTTGTTCGCTAGTAGTTGCCATTGTGATTGAGTTGCGTGTATTCTGCTGGTAGGAGTAAAAACATTTCAATTTTTTTTGGATTGTGTGGGAAATGGGACATCATAGGATTTCCTCCGCCGCCGTCGCCGCCCCGTCGCCCCGAGCATACCACCCCGTCGGTCGCCGAGTAGTTTGG